ATCGGATTCAGTTCCAACATTTACCTTGTACTCTTTCCCTTTGTACTTCACGTAGTCTAAGGAATCTGTCACATAGTTAGAACGTATCCGAAATCTTGCTGTCAAAACTTGGCCATCTGCCAAAGCTTTATCGAGTCTACGTTGGTAGATCTTTTCTTTTTCAGCTTTGACTTTCTTTTCTACAACTTGTTTTTCAAAAACACCTTTTTCGACCTCTGTGCGCTCATCATAACAAAGGATGATTGATACTCTAGATGATTTCATGATTTAACTCCGTAAATAGCTTTTAATTGATAGAGAATATTTGTCAATTCTTCATCAATCCAGCTCATTGTTGTTGAGCTTCCTGTCATCAAGGATTTATCAAATCTCTGAACACACCTCAAATGTAACCAATCTAAAATTGTTTCTTTATCATTCTCTTCAATCTCATTCCATTCTGCCAATTCGCTTTCTTTATCGATGCGATTGATAGGAATGTTGTTTCTCGTTAAATATGAAATACCACTATTTATATAGCTTAAAAGTTGAGTGTCGAAGATTTCTTCTTCGACATCAACTTCAACCATTTCTTTAATTTGGTTAAGGATTGTCATTTTAGACTCCCCTTTCTATTTAAAATCAACCTTTTGTGAATTTTACAGCTGATTTGTACTGATCAAGTCGGCCACCAAGCACGCTAGCAAGTTCGATATGACGACGATTCATCGTTACATCATAATCTTCAAAACGATCGGCAGAGACATCATCACCAATCATCTTATAAGCCTTGTCAGCAAATGCGATAATTGGGTTGGTCGCATCTTCCATCCAGTCATAGACATATACTTGATAACCAGCAATGACATTCCCTGTTTGTGAAATTGGTGCGAATGGTTGTGGATCAATGTAGCGCTTTTCGCCATCCTTAACCATTTTAAGTTTACGAGCAATAGTTTTTGAAGTTACCAAAATTGGAGTTGTATTGGCAGCAAGTTTATCAATTCCTTTTACGAGGTTTTCTAAAACAGTGTTGTCAAATTCCCCGTCAACATTGATTTCTTGCGTATCAAATAGTTGAGCAAGTGTTTCTTCTGCGATAGATTTAATTTCAGTGATTTTGTCATCATCATCACTATTTTTACCATCGCCAATAACAACAGCACGTTCAACTGCACGGATGAATCCTTGTGCTAATTCATTCATCACATAGTTGAAGTAAGCACCTGTTGTATCCTTCTTCAAGTCAGCATACTCAAAACTGTACTTGATGTAGACAGCAGCAGAGTTGATTGTATAATCGATAAATACAAAAGATTCATCTTTCTTTGTTTTGCCATTCTGATGGCCTTTAGCTTTTGCTTGTTGCGTTTGAAGCGCAACACGTACTGCATAACGAGGATCTTTGGTTACATGGTTCAGGATACCGTCGTAATCATTAAATGCATTTTGGATTGCAATCAATACTGGTTCAGGTAAGATTTTGTTAAGATCAGTTACACCTTTTTCAACCAGATTTGCTTCCCAAGCTTTGCGGGCACTGTTTGAGCTTCCTTCGTTATCCATGAGGATTCGAGCGAAATCAAGTGCAGCTTCTTTTGTTTTTAAGTATTCCATTTGTGTCTTGCCTTTCTGTACTTCCTTGATAGATTTAGCAGCTTTGTTGAGTTCTTCTTCAGTCTCTTCAATGTCTGCATCCAAGCTGTCAATCGTTTCTTTGAGGGTATTGGCTTGAGTGACCAAGGCCTCTGCATCAGCTTTCAGCTGTTCAAGGACATCATCCTCAATGTTTGCTTCTTTCAATTTAGCTTTGATAGTCGCCTTTTTTAATTTAACTTCTGATAGCTCATCAGCAGCTTTTTGACGAGCTTCCAAAAGTTCAACAAGTGATTTTTTCATTATTTATTCCTCCTAGATTTGTGCAAGTTTACTCATGATATCTTGCTTCATGTTCGCCTGAGCGATTCGATTATCAACCACAGATATATCAAATCCCTTAATATTATCAACGGTTGCTTGAGGATTGGCTGGCACGGTAACAACAGATATTTCAAAGATTTCAACCTCTTTAAAAATCCATCCACCGTAAGGTTGCTTAGCGTCAACTGGCTCATAATCATTAATAAAAAATCCAATGCTCAGACTATCCAGTGCCCCCATCTTCATGAGGTCATAGGTTTTCTTAGCTTCTGGATCGCTTAGGTTGAATGTTGACCGTGTTCGCAGACCTTTTTCATCTACCGACAGCTCATGCTTACCGATGACACGATTGCGGTCGTGATTTAAGCACATAGGGACGACAGCCTTAGTTTTCAGAGTGCTATCAAAACACCCCTTGGCCATCACATCGCCGTCTCTGTCTGTATTGCCATAAGTAGAGGCATAAGCCTCAAAATGAAAGTCAGCTGACTCTTCCTCAACTGACTTGACGACAAAGGTTTTTAACTTTTTCATAGCCTACCTCCTTTCTTAAAATTTCTGCCAACCGCCCACCCTATTTTTAATTACTTTCGCTCGGTTCAATACGGACTGCATTTAGATTAGTTTCGAATACTTCTCCACCTTCATAACCTGGAAGTCCTAGATACGTTTCACGGAATTCATTTGAATTCATCAAACCTGCGTATTTAGATTTAAATCCACCTTCAACTAGATCTTTGAATGAAATCATATCAGCCATATCATAGAAGACTAAGAGTTTGTTGCCTTGTGTCCGTGCTGTCTTCGTGAAGTATTTCCTGTTAATCTCTTCAGAAAATACACGTTGATATAACTTCATGACGCTAGAATAGTAAGCTCTATATTGCTCTTCTGTATAGTCACAAGTAAATAGTTTCTCATTAATACCATGAGCATTATATAGCTGTGATTTCAAGAATTCCAATTCTTCCTTGGAAGCGGTAGAGTAATCTTTACTAAGTTCCTGGAACTCTTCACCTTGCTCAAGATAAGCAATGCCCCCACTTTTTGCCAAGTCTAACATACTATCAACACGGTTTTTAGCCTGTTTCTTCAAATGTTCATCAGCTGCCTTAGTTGGTAGTTTTAAGAAACCTCTCAAGCTAGAATTACCATCACTGAGTTTTTCTGTAAGAGCGTTTAGGTTAATGTCAATCAGTTCAGTAATCTGATTGAGTTGAGATGTGACATTCAATTTAGGATTTTCAAACACCCAAACATCAGATAGTGGAAGTTCAACAGTAATATCATCAAGCATAATCTCCACGCTCTCTGATGTCCATGTCACCGTCTTCTTAGCAAGCCATATTTCAACAAGTCGCCCGTTCTCCCAGCGTGGAACAACAACTGCAACTCCGTCACGCAACATAGCTCTAGTCACGTTAGCCCAAAAAACAATCGGAATTTCAAGAGGATTAGGAGAAAAAGACAAAACATTTGCAAGGTCACTATTCTCGTACCACTCCATCTTGTCAACACCGCCTGGATTCCGAGTAATCTTGACATGCTTAAACCTCATCTGAGCCGTGTCCGTTGAAATCTTATTATAGATATTGTCCAAGTAGATGGAATTTCGTCGCCAGTATGTGATATTTCTTTGGAGGTATGTTCTAGTCGTCTTCCGATTGTTCGTCCTGAAAATCCTAGCAAAAACCTCTCTTAGATTATTTATATATTTGTTCATTCTTCACCTCAATCAAAGTAATAACTCAAGTCTTCCTTGAAATTTTCGTAGCAAATAAAAGCATCTAACTGACTAGCAAATACGTCAATCTTTTCTTTTGCTTTTTCTTTATTTGGAAATACATTGTTATTCGCATCTATCTTGACACGAACATTGGCATGGTTCCAAGTTGCCACAGGATCGTCAAAGATGATTTTACCCATCTTAGCTTTTTCTTTATAGACCTTGAGGGGATTTGACAAACTTTTAACCGTCTGTGGGATGTCGTGACAGATATCCCCATAGTAGTCATTGAACAAGCGGATAAGCTCTTTAGCATTCCATCTGTCATAACCAACTGCCACAGGTAAAATCCTGTTATCACTCATAAACCGTCTAAGCTCATCGAAGATATAAGCCTGGTCATTGTAATCCAACTCATGAACATGCAACTCTCCGCTTAGCTCCCACTCAGCGTATTTGTCTCTCAGTTCTTTTGGAAGCCCCTCAATCGTATGCCGTGGCATGAATTTCTTATTGAGGTATTGCCGTTCTTCCCCACTCACAACCATGAAGGAGATTGAACAGATATCATTGACATCTGATAAGTCAACACCAAGCACGCAACGAGCGCTGCGCTCATCATCACCGACGAAAAGACTCATATCAAACTTGTCTGACCAGCCTTGACACTCTTCATTGCTGAAGTAAGCTAGATAGTTATTGACTGGAAGATTGAAAGTCTTGGCCATCAACTCAGCTTGTTTGGCTGGGTCATTCTTACTCATCTCAATATCAAGTATGATGGCTTCTTTCTCGGTCGTGATACCAAGTAGAGGCATAGCCTTCTGCCAGACATCAGGGTTATGGATTTCAGCCACCTCATCTAGCTTATAAATCCATGGCATGACTGAATCATTTTCAACCTTGCCATCTAAAATATCAATCCATAGCGAATAATACTTATCAAAGAGCTTGTCACGCTTAGTCCCATTGGTAGAAATGTACCAAGTTATCCAGTTTTTACGCTTACGGCTAGAACCATCATTAACAACCTTGATAAAGTCATCATCATAAGTATGAACCTCATCAAAGATATTGTAATGGGCATTAGTACCGTCAAGGCTTTCATAGTCAGATGTCTTGATAGACATAAGACTGTTTGTTGTCTCGTACAAAATACCTTGCTTAGTTGATCTAAGAATGTCAGCCTCACGCATATAGTGCAGTAAACTATCTTCATTGGACAACATTGCCCTTGACGCATTAAAGAGATAGCCAGCCTGTTCACGACTATAAGCCAAAAGCTGAATGTCAGCTCCCCACTCACCGTCGATTATCTGACCAACCTCTCCAATTGCAGAACCAAGCGTAGTCTTTCCAGTACCACGAGGCACAATAATAGGCACCTCATGAATGAGACGCCTTTCTTCAAAATCTTTGTACTCTTCAAGTGTGTCTGGATTAGTCTTGGTAACTTCTGCCATGTGATAGAAGCCCCAAGCTACCTCAAGCCAAACCTTTTGAGGTAAAGCTAGCTTTAACTTACCAGCTCGACCCTTTGTGTTGCTGCACTCTTCCTCGATGAACTCAATCCGCTTGTCAGCTTCCTCTTGTTTGAAGATATATTGTTCTTTAAACCGCTTCACACGAGAGATTGAGAGAAGCACTTCACGACAGACAGGAACTTTACCAGCTTCTACTAACCCAACATACTTATCAAAATATTTCATCTCAACCATAGCGAGCCAACTTCTCCTGAATCATTTCTTTGAGGTTGTCACCCTGTGGACTTTGCTTCTCGATGGTAGTCATGATCTGCATGTTTAGCTTTTGATACTTTTCCATTCCATCAAGTAGATACTTATCAGGTAGCTCACCATCATT